CGTCGCGGTCACTTCGGCGCTGACAGGCCCGGGCGTTATGGCGCAGATTTCTGCAATCACTTGCTTCATGTCGCGGCCGGATTTGGCGATCAAAGAAGGATTGGTGGTTACGCCATCCACCATGCCCAATTCGGCAAGGGCGCGGATTTCGGCAACTTCGGCGGTATCAACGAAAAACTTCATGAATTCCAATCCTGCATGGCGAAAGACAAGGCTTCGGCGGGGAATGGCGCCGCGCGATGCAAAGCGCAAGCCTTCCCTTCGCGAATGGGCTAAACCTTAGCCCATGCCGGCCCCTTCGCGAAAGCAGTCCCTTTTGCCTGAATCAATTTCTTCAAACACTGCCAAACGCTTGCGCGTATTGCTGCCGCTGCCGCTTGCGGATGCCTATGATTACCGGGCGGAGGATGACGCGCCGCCCCCTGGCAGTTTTGTGGCTGTGCCCCTGGGCGGGCGGCAGGTGCTTGGCGTGGTGTGGGATGAGGCATCCGATGTTCCTTGACACATCATTCTAGACATCCGGGACGAACCGGGATGATCGGGGATGGGTTGGGATAAGATGCGAGAAAATTTGGGTTTTCCGAGGATGATCGGCGAAAATTGGGTTTCGCCAAGGTTCTGGACAAAAATTTGGTTTTCGCCGTTTTTGCCACACGGTTCCAGACAAAGAGCATGATCCTTCTTAGCCTCTCAATAGGTTCTTAAGAGCGTACCGGGCCGGCCTGCCACACCACCTGGCCGAGGATATTCAGGGTGCTGGTTTGGTCGGCGGCCAGCACTTCGGGTTCATAGACAGCATTGTCTGATTTCACGACCACGGACCCATCCAGGCGAAGCTGGATGCGCTTGACCATCAGCGCGCCACCGATGGCCAGCACGTAAATTCGGCTGCCTTCGATGCGCCGGGCGGAGGTATCCACCAGCAGCAAATCTCCGTCCCGGATGGTGGGGTCCATGCTATCGCCTGAGGCGGTGAGCAAGGCCAGGTTTTTGGGGGCTCGGCGCAGGGTCTGCTTCAAGAAACTCTCGGAAAATGCGATGAAGTCTACAATCTGGTCACTGCGGAGCCCCCCGTGATTTCCTGCCGCTGCGCGGGCTTCCACCAAGGGCAAAAGCACGTAGCCAGGCGGCGCGGCTGAGGCCGTGACGACCGGGTGTTCGCCCTGCATCGGGCCTTCGCCGGTGGCCAGCCATTCCAGCCTGACGCCGGCGGCGCGGGCCAGCGAAACTAGCGCAGAGGACGGCAATTCTCGGCCTGCGCGATAGCGGTGCAAGGTGCTGGGATACATGTCCGCCCGCCGCGCCACTGCACTGGGACCACCAGCCTGGGCGATGGCGAGTTCCAATCGGAAAGCCATTTCCCCGGATGGGAACGCCTCATTTTCGCTTCCACCTTCCGATCTGGAAGGTGGAACTGCGCTTCCACCTTCTTTTTCTAGTTCCACCTTCGGGATTTCCTCAATTAAAACAGACATTTAAGGGCTTTTGTACGAAAATTTCCCAATTGGGGAAGGTGGAACAAAAAACACTTGACGGCATTTCCCAATTGGGGAAGTATGGTTTTACCAAACGGCAAAACCGACCACCCAAAGGCACCCCTGTTGCGCGCTAAACCCATCACTAAACCCTCCGCAGATTGGCACCCTGAGGACATTAAAGCGGCCATCCGGAAAACCGGCATGACGCTTTCTGACCTCAGCCGCGCGGCTGGCTTTTCTGAGGGTGCCGCCAAGCGCGCGCTGCTGATCCCCTGGCCACGGATGGAGGCCGCGATTGCTGCGCGCCTTGGCCGCGAGCCCCACGAAATATGGCCCAGCCGATACTCGCCTGACGGGCGACCCATGGCTGGGCTGCATATCAGGCGCCCCAAAAACCTAGCGCCTGCCAACCCGCCCTGCAACGTCAGAAAAGAGAGAGCCAGTGAACAACGCGCCTATGCTTGACCCACCCGGCTGGATTGAAATGATCCCGGTGGATCAAATCCTTGTCGAGGACCGCCTGCGGTCCGTGAACCCGGACCATGCCGCGCTGATCGCGGAAAGCTTCCGCACCAATGGCCAGATGACGCCGATTGAGGTGCGACGCGATGAGGCCGGCAAGTTTGTTCTGGTCGCGGGCGCGCACCGGCTGGCAGCGGCCCGGCTGGCAGAGATGGACCAGATCGCGGCCAGCATTACCGACGCCGATGAAGACCAGGCGCGGCTGCGCGAGATTGACGAGAACCTTTGCCGCCGCGACCTGACGGAACTTGACCGCGCCACCTTCCTGGCGGAGCGCAAGGCGGTCTGGATCAGGCTCAATCCAGAAACTGCTGTTGTTGGAAGGAAGAAATTAAAGACAAATTTGTCTTTAATTCCAACCTTCGCCGAAGACGCCGCCGAAAGGCTGGGGCTTTCCCCCCGATCAGTGGACCGCGCCATTCGCCGGAACAATGCCCTGGCCGATGATGTGAAGGGCATGCTGGCCCATTCCAAATGGGCCGATAATGGCAGCGTTCTGGATGGCCTGACTAAGCTGGAACACTGGAAGCAACGGAAGGCGGCTGAGGCCCTGACCCGCGAAGAAGGGCCAGCCCGGAACCTTGCCGCCGCCATTGCGGAATTCACCCCCCGACCCAAAGGCGCCGCCGCCGCAGAAGCATCGCAGGAATATGAACGGCTGATCAATGCCTGGCGGAAGGCCCGGCAGGCAGCGCGCCGCCGCTTCATCGACTTCCTGGTCGCCGAAGGCGAAATCGGGGGTGAGCGGTGATGCAAGCGCGCCGCCTGCTGCGCGCCGCGCTGGGCGGCGCGGCCTTTGCCGGGTTTGTCCTTGGCTTCTTCTGGTTCGGCACGCTGGCCTTCGTGGCCGCTGGCATAAAGCCCTGAGGCTCGGTCATGGTTCGCCACCCCGGACAGCCTGATCTTTTGGATTGGCAAGCGCCGGAAGCGGTAAAACGCTTCCCGGAAGAACAGGTGCGCGCCGCCAGCTTCGCCGCCCGCGTTTCCCGCGCGGTGGCGGTGGCGCTGGCGGATGCGGATGTGGACCGCGAAACCATCGCGGCCCGCATGTCCACCTTCCTGGGTGAGCGTGTCTCCCCCGCCATGCTGGATGCCTATGCCAGCCAGGCGCGCGAAGACCACAAGATCAGCGTGCCGCGCCTGATGGGCCTGCTGCATGCGACCCGCGACCGCCGCCTGCTGGAACTTATCGCGGAGCCCATGGGCTGGGCGGTGATTGAGCGCCGCCACCTGCCGCTGATTGAGGTCGCGGCCATCCGTGAACATGAAGATGAATTGCGCCGGCGCCGGGAATTCCTGATGCGCAGCGCGCGGAGTGGCGCGTGATGATGGCCGCGCAGACCGACTGCTGGTTTACGCTCGCCGAATTGGCCGCGCTGGGCCTGCCCGGCATTCCCGATACGCGGCGCGGCCTGGCGCTACAGGCGGAACGCGAGGAATGGAGCCACCCGGCTGCGGAAGGCCGCCTGTGGCGCCGCCGGCAGGGCCGTGGTGGCGGCATTGAATACTGGATTGGCGTGCTGCCCAGCTTCACGCAGGCGAAGCTGCTGGCCAAGGAAGCGGCGCAACACCCCGCCCCCGCGCGCGATGCAGCGCTGCGCGAATTGAGCGATGACGCCGCCTGGCAGGGGTATGAGCGCGCGCCCGAGAAACACAAGCAGCGTGCCGCGCAGCGTGTGGCGGCGCTGGATGCGGTGGCAGCGCTGGTAGCGCAGGGCCAATCGCGCAGCGTGGCCATGATGGAAGTGGCGGCCACGCATGATGTCTCCCGCGCTGCGCTTTATGCCTGGGCGGCGCTGGTTGAAGGCACGGATCGCGCGCATTGGATGGCGCGGCTGGTGCCGCAATATGTGGGCGCGAAAGGCCCGCGCGCGGCATGCGCTGATGACGCCTGGGAATGGCTGCGCGCGCGGTATCTGCTGCCGAACCGCCCCACATTCGAAGCCTGCTGGCGGGATTTGCAGCAGGTGGCGGTGCAAAAGGGCTGGCGCTTGCCATCGGCGCAGACGCTGCGCCGCCGGATTGCTGCGCTGCCCGCCACCGTGGTGTCCTGGCACCGCGAAGGGCCGGATGCGACCAACCGCATGTTCCCGGCGCAGCGGCGCGACCGTTCCATGCTGCACGCGCTGCAATGGGTGAATGCAGACGGCCATCGCTTCGATGTGTTCGTGAAGTGGCCAGATGGCACCACGGCGCGCCCCATGGGTGTGTTCTTCCAAGACCTTTATTCGGGCAAATTGCTGACGTACCGCGTGGCGCAGGCGGAGACGGGCGACACGTTCCGCCTTGCCTTCAGTGATGTGGTGGACAAGTTTGGCATCCCCGGCGCGGTGACAATTGATAACACGCTGGCCGCCGCGAATAAGACCATGTCAGGCGGGTTGAAGCGGCGCTTTCGCTTCAAGGTGCGGGAAGAAGAACCGCTTGGCATCTTCGCCAGCCTTGGCGTGGCCGTGCATTGGGCGAAGCCTTTTTCGGGCCAGTCAAAGCCGATCGAACGCGCCTTTGGCGACCTTGCCCGCGATGTCGCGCGGCACCCGGCTTTTGTAGGCGCCTGGACCGGCAATAAGCCCACCGACAAGCCCTTCGATTACGGCAAAAAGGCCGTGCCGCTGGCGGAATTCATGGGCGTGCTGGAAGCGGCAATTGCCGAACATAATGCTCGGCCTGGTCGCGCGGCGCTGAATTGCCGGGGCCGGTCCTTCGATGACACTTTTGCCGAAAGCTACGCCGAAGCGCCCATCACGCGCGCGACGGAAGCGCAGCGGCGCATCTTCCTGCTTGCGGCGGAAGAAGTGCGCGTCAGGCGTGACGCCACGATCCATCTGCTGGGCAATCGTTATCATGACGCGCGGCTGGTCGAATTGCGCGGGCGAAACGTTGCCCTGCGGTTCGACCCGGACAAGCTGCATGCGCCGGTCCATGTGTATCTGGCGAATGGCGATTACTTCTGCACCGCCGAATGCTGGGCTGATCAGGGCTTTGGCGATACGGACGCCGCACGCCGCACCGCGACCGCCGTGCGCCTGCGCCGCCGTGGCCTGAAGCTGCTGGCGGATGCGGAATCACGCATCAGCGCCGAACAGCTTGCGCGCGATATCGCCGCCGCGCAGCGCGACATTCCAGACCCACCCGCACCGCAGATTGTGCGCCCACTTTTCCGTGGCGCGGTGGCGCTGAAACCCAAGCATGAGACGGAGGAAGAAACATCGGAAGCGCGGTCCGAAAGGCTTTTCGTGACAGCGCGCGCCAGCATGCGGAAGGCACCATCGCCCGCGCATCTGCGCCTGCTGAACACTGACGACACCGAGGCGTGATCCTCGGCTCATCCCCAAGCGAAAGACGAACATGACTGACCATATTGTTGACGCAGACGAAATGGATGCGCTGCGCCAGCACATCCGCACGAAAATGCAGGAACGCAGCCTTGCGATGACGGATGTTGCGCGGCAGACCGGCATTCCCTACGGCACCTTCAGCAGCTGGATGGGCAATACCTATCGCGGCCGCCAGAACCCCATCGCCGAACAGGCGCGGCATTGGCTGGCCGGGCTGGAAGCCGCGGATCGCACGCGGGCACTGGCGCCGAAAGCGCCGGGCTTTCTGGAAACACCAACAGCGAACGCCATCCTGGCCACGCTGGAACACGCGCAATTCATGCCGGAATTTGTGGTGATCACGGGTGCCCCCGGTGTTGGCAAAACCAGCAGCGCGCGCGCCTATGCCAAGCGCAACACCAATGTGTGGCTGATCACGGCAGAGCCCACCATGTCCACCCCGCGCGCGGTGCTGGAAGAATTGGCCGAAGCGATTGGCGTGCCATCGCGCGGGCTTTCCACGCAGCAGCTTTCGCGCAGCCTGACGAAGCGCATGGCCGGCAGCCAGGGCCTGATCCTGGTGGATGAAGCGCAGCACTTGACCAGCCAGACGCTGGATCAGCTGCGCATGTTCTACGATTTGGCCGATGTGGGCATGGCGCTGCTGGGCAATGAAGCCGTGCATGCGAAGCTTGAAGGTGGTGCCCGCGCGGCGCAATTCGCGCAGCTATTTTCGCGCGTCGGCATGCGCCTTGCCCGCCCGCGCGCGCTGAACGGCGATATCGAACAATTGATGGATGCCTGGGATATCGGCGGCAAGGAAGAACGCGCCATGCTGCTGAAGATTGCCAAGCGCCCGGGCGCGCTGCGCAACCTGACCAAGGTGCTGCGCATGGCGCATATGCTGGCCGGTGCCGATGGCGCTGAAGCGGTGGCTGAGCCGCATATCAGAATGGCCTGGGAACGGCTTTCTGCCGGCGCACCCTTGATGGCTGAGGCAGCCTGATGACGCCCGGCGCCTTGGCTGATCTGCGCACCCAGGTGGACCTGCTGAGCCGCCGGGTACGCGCGCTTGAAACCAACACGCGCGACTTGTTCACGCCGCCGCCGCCCGTGGCGATCAGTGACGTGATCGAAGCGGTGGCGACGGAATTTGAAGTGACGGCGCTGGCCCTCACTTCCTGCCGCCGCGACCGCCAGGTGGTGCTGGCGCGGCAGGTGGTGATCAACCTGTGCATCGACGTGATGAACATGACTGTCTCACGCGTGGCGCGCGCCTTTTCGAAGGACCGCGCGACGGTGCGCCACGCCTATCATGCGGTCTGGACGCATGAGGCGAATGATCCGCGATTCCGTGAAAAGATGAAGCGGCTGCGTGAGGGCCTGAAATGATGCCCGCCATGCATTGGTCTCAAATCTACAGCTGCATCTGCGGCAAGACCTTCCGGTCCTACGCCGCAGATGCGGTTCATCGGCATAACTTCCCGGCGCTTTGCCGGGCGCAAAAGCCTAAGCGCGGCAAGCCTGCCGCCGCGCCCCATCCCACATCCCCAAAAAAGGAAGTTCATCATGGCTAAGAACAAGCGCGCGGCGGAGACCGCGACGCCGCCCAAACATCGAGACGAGGCGGAAGCCTATCTGGAACAGATCGGCCTGATCCAGCGCGAAATCCAATTGAACAAAATGGCGCTGGCGGAAGCCGTTGCGAATGTGACCGCTGAAATGGAAGCATCCAGCGCGAAGCTGACGGAAGAACATGACCGGCTGTTCCGCGGCTTGCAGCTTTGGGCCGAGGCCAACCGGCACGCCCTGACCGATGGCGGCAAAACCAAGACCGTGCGGATGAACAATGGCACCATCGCGTGGCGCCAGGCGCCGCCTTCCGTGCGCATCAAGGCGCCGGAGATGGCGCTGGCCTTTCTGATTGAGAATGAGCGTGAGGATTTCCTTCGCCGCAAGATTGAGATCAACCGCGAAGCTATGCTGGCGAACCCTGATCTGGCGTCTGAGACGCCCGGCGTGCTGATCGAAAGCGCGGGTGAAAGTTTTGTGGTTGAACCCGTAGGGCAGAAGGAAATGGCAGCATGAGCAACAACACCCAACCCCTTGACCAGGTGGTGAAGCGCATTGTCGCCGCCGCCTTTGATGCCGGCGTAGCCGCCGCCACGCGCCCGCGTGCGGAACGCGAAGCGCAGCGCCTGGATCAGGCAGGCTACGCCGCCATCATGATCTGCGCCCAGGCCGAAGCAGCGCGGGTGAAGCCCGCGAATGAGAACGCCGCATGATCCGCCACCTGAAAATCGCCGCCGCGCTGGTGTTGGCGCTGGCGGCACCCGCCGCAGCCGAGGCGCCACGCGTGATTGATGGCGACACCATCGTTTATCGTGGGCAGGCGATTCGGCTGATGGGCATGGACGCGCCGGAAATCCACGCTCGCTGCGATGCTGAAGCTGATCTGGCCTATCGCGCGCGGCTGCGCTTGGCGCAATTGCTGGCGCCTGGCTTTACCGTGGAGCGGCATGGGCATGATCGCTACGCCCGCGTGCTGGCGGTGGTGCGTGACGCGACCGGGCGCGATGTGGCCGATGTGATGATCGCGGAAGGGCTCGCGCGCCGCTACCATGGTCGCGGCCCGCGCGAGCCTTGGTGCTGAACCATGCAGCGCGCCCTTTTCCCCAAGGACGGCCTGCCGAAGCATCTGCGTGATGACTTCGATATTTTCTGGGCGGCTTATCCGCCGCGCCAGCCAAACCCGCGCGCGCTGGCCGAAGTGGCCTATGCGCGCGCGGTGAAGGATGGTGCGGCGCCTGATGATCTGGCGCGCGCGGCGGCGGGCTACGCTGCCGAAGTGAAGGCGCAGAACATTGAAGCGGCCTTCGTGGTTCATGCCGCGACCTTCCTGCGTCAGCGAAGGTTCCTGGATTATTTGAATGCCGCGCCGGTTGCGGAAAAAACCAGCGCTTCGCGCCCGTTGGACCGCTTTCATCCGCTTTATGCCGCAATCCGTGGCGCGATCAGTGATGCGGAATTCATCGCCTGGATACAGCCGCTGGAAATCATCGCCTGCGATGAACACGGCTACGCCATGCTGCATGCGCCCACGCGGTTCCACCGCGATTGGGTGCGCCAGCACTACGCGGATGTTCTGCGCCGCGCCATGCGCCGGCCGGAGCTTGAAATTGAGGTCGCCCCGCCGGCGGAAAGGCGGGCCACACCATGATGCCGCGCACCGTTGATCGCCAATGGCAGGAATTGGTGGCGCAGGCCGATGCGCAAGACATCCGCGAATTGGCGATGTTGGCGCTTGAAATGCGCACCGCGCAGCAGCGCTACTTCGCAGACCGTCAGCATCTGCACCTGGTGCAGGCCAAGAGCGCGGAGAAGGACTTCGACAATCACGTGAAGCTGATGCGCGTGCGCCAGGGGGGGCTTGGCCTATGACCCAAGACCGCAAGCGCATGATCGCCAAAATCCATCTGGCGAAGAAGCAATTGGCCCTGGCCGAAGAAAGCTACCGCGCCATCCTGGAACGCATCACGGGCCTGGACAGCGCGGGCAAGATGCGGGTGGACCAGCTTGACGCGGTGCTGCGCGAATTCGCCCGGCTGGGCTGGCGCGCGAAGCCTGCCGCCAAGCGCAGCGCCCAGCCCCAAATCCGCATGATCCACGCCGTATGGGGGGATATTTGCAAGCTGCAAGGCCGGGGTGATGAAGAAGCGCTGCGCAGCTTTGTGCGACGCCAGACGAAGACGGAAGATCACCCGGAAGGCGTGGATAGCCCGAATTTCCTGACCGCGCCGCTGGCCAACCGTGTGCTGGAAGGGCTGAAGGCCTGGCGCGCGCGGTTGATGAAGGATGCCGCCGCATGAACGCGCCGCGCCCCAACACCCGCCTGGATAACCTGCTTCAGGAATTCAAGCGGCTGGCAGAAATTGGGCCGGTGATGCCCAGCATTACCAGTATTGCCTGTGCGATAGGCGTCAGCAATTCGGATTTCTACCGGCTGTTGGATGCTGGCCACCGGCACGGCTTTTGGGAACTGAAGCGCGACGGCGCGCGCATTACCGGGATTTGTGGCCGTGGAGGTAAATGGAACCTGACCTGTTCCATGCGCCGCTACCGCGATAAAACGACAGAAGCGCTTCCGCGCACATGCCTGCGTTGCCGCGAGGTGTTCAGCTCTGCCCATATCGGCAATCGCTTGTGCGTTGGGTGTAACGCCTACGCGGTGCAGGCCGCGCCATGAGCTACCGTGCGTGGCGCCACCGGCAGAGGCTGCGGCAATGGCGCCGGGTGCTGGCCCGGCTGCCAGCGGCTGAACGGCTACTGGCGGCGCTCAGCCTGAAGGTCTGGCAGTGATGTCAGGGCTGCGGGACGAATTGGAACTGCACTTCGCCGCCGCGAAAGCCATCGCGTATCAGCATCCGTGTCTGGCCGACCTGCGGGGTCGCGTTTTTGGGCACATTGCCCAGGCCGAACATGCCCAGCACTGCATTGCGGCGTTCTTGCTCATTGATGCGGGGTTCCAGTGCTTCCAGGATCACGTGGCTCATGCCGACCACCTGCGCCATAGAGGTGTTGCCCGTAAAGGGAATGGCCACTTCACGCATGGCTTCAGGATTGTTGCTGGCGCGGAGCTTGAGGCCGAGCGTGCCGGTGCCTGCATCGCATTCGATGGTGCTGCCCATTCCGCAAATCACGGAGCCGATGTTCAGCCGAAGCTTCTGCTTTTTCGCGGCATCGTTGAAGGCATCGGTGAAAGTATCCGTGCTGCGCCCCCACACGGGCGGCGCGGGCTGCGCCGTGGCAAAGGCTGGCAGCAACAGCGTAAGGATCAGCAGGCACGAAAGGAAAGCGCGGCGCATCGTTGTTCCTCCGTTGAAACGCACCATCTTATCACCTGCTTTCAGCAACGAGCGCAAGCATTTCCGTGAAGCCTAATCGCACCCTTCCTGCGCCAGCCGAAATTCACTGGCTGACCAACATCATTGGTGCGGATGCAGCGCTGCGCATGATTGAAGCGCATGGCGGGACGCGGGTTTACGTGCCCAAAGACGTCAATCAGAATTCCGCCGCGCGGCTGGCCTTGCCGCTGCCCGAAGCGCGCCGCCTGGGCGAAGCCTATGGCGGGGAACACATCCTGGTGCCGATCGCGCGCGCCTGGCGCGTGCGGCTATATCGCGCGGCGGGCATGACGTATCCGGCCATCGCGCGCAGGCTTGGCATCACGGAACGCGCGGTTGGGCGCATCCTGACTGATGCTGGTCTGACTACCTCCCAAGGCGACTTCTTCCGCTAAGCCGTGCGGACATACGTCCGCATGAACTGACCGTTGCGCGCGCGCGATGGTGCGGCCATGACAAACGAAGCCCTTCCCGACCTTCTTCTGCCGCGCGACCATGAACGCCTCAAGGGCGTGCATCCGGATTTGGTGCTGTTGGTGCAGGCCGTGCGGCAATTTACCCCCTTCATTGTGCTGGAAGGGCTCCGCACGCGAGAGCGCCAGCGAGAGCTTGTGAATATCGGCGCATCGCGCACCATGAATAGCCGACATTTGACCGGCCATGCCGTGGACCTTGGCTATTGGCTGGATGATGGCGACGGCAAGGTCGAGAACGGCGAAGTGCGCTGGGATTGGCCGCTGTATCACCAGCAGGCGCGCTGGGTGAAGCAGGTAGCCGCGGACCTTGGCGTGGCGATCACCTGGGGTGGCGATTGGAAGGGCTTCCCCGATGGCCCGCACTTCGAATTGGATTGGCGGCACTACCCGTGACCGAACCCGTGATCCCGCCCAAATCATCGCGAAGCTTTTCGCGCGCATTGGTGGTTGGCAATTGCCTTGCCGCTTGGTGCGCAGTGTTCCTGTGCATCTACTTCAGCGAAATCAGCGCGGGCATTGTGGTGCCGGCAGCGCTGACGCTGATCGCATGGTTGGTCGCCGGGTATATGGGCATCGGCGCGCTGGATTTCCGCACCGCCACAGCCACCGTGCCGCGCGCGAACGGAATTGACAAATGATCGGCGCCTTCCTGGGCCGGCTGCTGACGCCGGCCTTGCCGTATTTGGCCGGCGCCTTGCTGGTGGTTGTGCTGGGCCTGGCCACCGCCTGGCGCGTTGAAGCCTGGCGCCGCGCGGGTGCGGAAGAAACCCTTACCGAAACCCGTGCGGAATTAGGCGCGGCGCAGCAGGCCCTGGCGGATCGGGCGCAGGTGATCAGCGCGCTTGAACGCCAGGCCGCCGCCACGGCCGCCACGCAGCAACGCATCGAACCCATCCGAAGGACCATCCATGCCGCTAACCGCACCCAGGCCTGCTTGGCCAGCCCTGCTGTTGTTGCTGGCCTTGATCGGCTGCGCGCCAGCCAGCGGCCCAGCCCCCGGCCTGACGCTGGCGCCAAGCCTGCTGGCCTGCCGCGATGAACCGCCCGTGCCCGCCATGACAAGCGACGCCGATCTGATGGGCTTTCTGCTGGATGTGATTGAGGCAGGGGATGATTGCCGCACGCGCCTTGCCCGCGTGCGTGAGATTTTTGAAGCGAGGACCGATTGATGCCTGATGCCGTGGATTTTGCGCAGGAACTGGAAGAACGCCACCGCGCCAATGCAATTGCACGGATGCGCGCGCGCCAGGCCGCCCAGACGCCAATGCCGCCGCAACCCGTAAAGGAAGCGGAGGATGATTCGTGATCAGCTTCGAATACAAAGACATGGCCTGGATCGGCACCACCGCCGCGATTGTCGGTGGCCTTCTTTTGGCGTTTTTACGCTTCAAGCTGGCCGGTGATTTTGCCGCGCGGCCTGACCTGCTGGCCACAGTGGCGCGCCTGACCGCCGTGGAACAGCGCCTTTCCACCATGCCTTCCCATGATGATTTGCGGGTGCTGCAAAGCCGTGTGGGCGAATTGGAACGCGCGGTTGCCGTGGTCGCGGAACGGGTTGGCGGGGTGCATGAAATTTTAAAGCGGGTGGAACACCAGACCGGGCTTTTGGTGCATCACCAGCTGAGGGAAGGAAAGCGTGATGCCTGATTTCGCCGCGCTGCTGGCCGAAGACCGCCGCCTGATCATCCTGCGCGCCTTAGCCGAAGATCATGACTACGCGCTGAATGACAGCGTGCTGAAGCGCGCGCTGGCATCGCTCGGCCATGAAGTGTCGCGCGATATGCTGCGCGGTGATCTGGCCTGGTTGAAGGATCACCGCCTGGTGACGCTGCGCGAATTGGATGATGGCGTGATTTGGGTGGCGCGGGCCACGGAAGATGGCGTGGATGTCGCGCGCGGGCGCCCGCATCCGGGTGTCGCGCGCCCGCTGCCGGGGCATTGAGATATGGGGCGGCCTTCTACCATCGCGCGCCTGCCGAACGAAATCCGCGAAGCCATCGGGCGGCTGCGCGACCAGGGCCGCACGCTGGATGAAATTCTGAACCACCTGCAAGGCATGGAGGTATCCGTCAGCCGATCTGCGCTGGGCCGGCACGTGCAGCAGATGGACAAGGTTGGCGAAAGGCTGCGCCGATCCCGCGCGATATCTGAAGCACTGGTGCGCCAGCTTGGCGATGCGCCGGAAAGCCGCACCGCGACGCTGAATATTGAAATGATGCATTCCTTCCTGTTCGACTTCCTGGCATCGGCCGAAGAAGGCGGCACGGATGCAGGCAGCGAAGCCGCGCTGGCCCATGTGCGCGACCCGAAATCCGTGGCGCTGATGGCGGAAGCGGTGCAGCGCCTGACCACGGCCAGCCGGCACAATGTGGAATTCGTGGCCCGCGTGGAAGATCGTGCGGCGCAGAAGGCGAAGGCCGGCGCTGCCCGTGCCGCGGAGACCGCCGCCCGGGCCCAGGGGCTGAGCGCCGATACGATTGCGACAATCAAGGCGAGCATCTTGGGGGTGGCGGCATGACGGCACCGATTGGCCTTAAGGTTTGGTGTGAAGACGGCGCCGTGTCCTTGGCCGTGGCGGATCAGGCTGGACAGGTTCTGGGTGTCCAGGTGGTGCTGACGCCGATGCAGGCGCGCGAATTGGCGCGCGTGGTGCGCAATGCCGCCGATTTCGTCGCCGCCATGGAACCGGCGCAAGGCAGCGTGTGATGGTCGCGCGGGTTGAAAAGATCGGCAACGCGACGCTTTACCTGGGCGACTGCCGGGAGATTTTGCCGGGGCTTGAGAAGGTGGATGCAACCATCACAGACCCGCCTTATGGGCAAAAGCTGCAAATGGTCACGCGTGCAACGGCTGGCAAAAATGTTCGATATGTACGAAATGGAAACTGGAAGCCAATCATTGGCGATGATGCGGATTTCGATCCGGCGCACTTACTTGGTCTCGCTCCGATCACGTTGATCTGGGGGCAACATCGTTTGGCGCATAAGTTGCCACCAGGCACGGTGCTAGTCTGGGACAAGACGGGTGGGGGGAAAACGGCCCACACAACCCAGTCGCATGCCGAAATGGCATGGGTGAATGATAAGCCCCCAAGGGCGGTGCGCTTGAAATCAGTTGTTTGGTCTGGGATTTGTGTGGGAACTGAAGCAAAGGAAGACTGCCGGCCCGGCATACGGCGCGTACATCCAGCACAAAAGCCGGCTGTCATTATGCGCTGGTGTATCGAAAAGGCCCGCGTGCCCCCAGGCGGGGTTATCCTCGACCCCTACATGGGTTCCGGTTCAACCGGCGTAGCCGCCATGCAGCTTGGCCATCCGTTCATCGGCATTGAAATTGACGAAGGCTACTTTGACACGGCCTGCCGCCGCATAGAAGCCGCCGCGCGGCAGGGTGTGTTGCAGCCTAGCGCGCCGCCGGTGAAGCCATGAAGAACTCGAAGCCTTCGAGTACGCAAGATATTGGCGGCGTGCTGCTGCCATACCAGCAGGAATTGGTGCGCGCGGTCGCGCAGCATTCCGTCACGGTCTATGAAAAATCCCGCCGCATCGGCGCGACCTGGGGCGTGGGCGCGCAAGCGGTGCTGACCGCCGGTGCGGGGCGTGATCAGCGCGGGATGGACGTGCTTTACATCGGGTACAATTTGGATATGGCGCGCGAATTCATTGATGTCTGCGCCATGTGGGCGCGGAGCTTTGGCCTGGCCGCCGGTGAGATTGGCGAATTCCTGTTCAGTGACCAGGAAGACAAGGGCATGGAACGGCACATCGCGGCCTTCCGGATTAAGTTTGCATCGGGTTTTGAAATCCTGGCCCTGGCATCGCGGCCCCGGTCTTTGCGTGGCCGGCAGGGCTTTGTGATCATCGATGAAGCGGCCTTCCATGATGATCTTCCGGCGCTTCTAAAGGCTGCTTTGGCGCTGCTTATTTGGGGCGGACGCATCCTGGTGGTGTCCACGCATGATGGTGCGGAAAACCCCTTCGCGGAACTGATCAATGATATCCGCGCCAAGCGAAAACCCTACCACCTGCTGCGCACCAGCTTCGATGAAGCCTGCGACCAGGGGCTTTATCGCCGCGTGGCGTTGAAGCTTGGCCAGGAATGGTCCGCGCCGAATGAGGCCGCCTGGAAGGCGGAAATCCGCGCCTTCTATGGGGACAGCGCGACCGAGGAATTGGATGTTGTGCCGCGCGCCGGTTCCGGCCGGTATCTGCCGCTGCACCTGATTGAAGCGCGCACCAGCCGCGATATCCCCGTGCTGCGCTACACATGCGCCGACGCCTTCGTGCATCAGCCCGACCATATCCGCACCAAGGAGACGCTGGCCTGGTGCGAAGACAATATCCGCCCCCTGCTGGACCGGCTGGACCCGCTGCTGCGCAGCCTGACCGGGATGGACTTTGGCCGCATCGCCGACCTTTCCGTGATGTGGCCCATCCAGATCATGCCGAACCTGATGCGCGCCACGCCCTTCACCATTGAACTGCGCAACGTGCCTTTCGAACAGCAGCGCGAAATCCTGTTCTATCTGGCGGATCGCCAGCCCCGGCTTTCCGGCCTGGTGCTGGACCGCACCGGCAATGGCGCGTGGCTGGCCGAACGCACCATGCAGCGCTACGGCGCCCATCGCGTGGAAGGCATTCACCTGACGGAAGGCTGGTACCGCGACCACATGCCGAAGCTGCGCGCGGCCTTCCAGGATGCGAGCTTCGACATTCCTGCAGATGCGCTGGTGGTGGAAGACTTCCGCGCCATTGAACTGGTGAATGGCGTGGCGCGCGTGCGGCAGCGCCAGGCCACCGCGCGCGGCGAAGACCGCGATCCGAATGCTGGCCAGCGTCATGGTGACGCGGCGATTGCCGCCGCGCTGGTGATTTACGCCGCCAGCCGCGACTGGGGCAGCATGACCAATTTCCCAATCCCGCGCAGCGACAGCATGGCCCTACCTGATGACAATAGCATTCTGGGCATGTCGCCGCACGGCGCTGTCGCAACCTATCTTGGCTAAGGAAATCACATGAGCGGCACCCGCCTGCCCCAGGAATTGAGGGACGAGGTCGCGACCTTCGAACGCGACATCACGGCCAATTACTACGCCTTCACCATGGCGACCCGCGACGACATCATCCTGACACGCGGCGCTGCCAAGGGCCTTGGCATTTATCAAGACCTGGCACGGGATGGCCATGCGGGCGCGGTGCTGCGCAAGCGCCGGAATGCCGTGGTGGCGCGCGAATATCAGGTGGAAGCAGGTGGCGAAGCGCCGGCTGATTTGCTGGCGGCGGAACTGGTGAAAGCCGCACTGAAGCGGATCCGCTTCGACCGTGCCTGCCGTGGCCTGCTGAGTGCGGTGCTGACCGGGATCTCGGTGGCGGAGATCATGTGGGAAGCGGCGGAGATTGAGGTGGACGGCACGCGCCGCACCTGGATTGTGCCCGCCGATATCCGGGTGCGGAACCCACGCCGCTTCGCGTTCGACCGCGAAGGCAAGCTGCGGCTGCTGACGCGGGAAAACCGCACCCAGGGCATCCCGGTGCCGGACCGCAAATTCATCCTGGTGCGCTATTGGGCCGAGGAAAATGAAGACGCCTATGGCCGTGGCTTGGGCTATGATTTGTTCTGGCCGGTGTTTTTCAAGCGGAACGGCGTGGCCCTTTGGAATGCCTTGCTTGAAAAGCATGGCCAGCCCTTCGTCTATGCCGAATATCCGAACGGCACATCGAATGGCGATGTGGACCGCCTGGTGACGATGATCCAGGGCATCGCGCGCGGCGCCGGCGTGGCGGTGCCTTCCGGCACGCTGATCAAGATGCTGGAGGTGTCTAAAAACGGCACGGCGGATATGCACAAGGAATTGGTGCAGGCGATGAATGCCGAAATCAGCAAGATCGTGCTGGGCGAAACGCTGACCACAGAGATGGGCCAGAATGGCGCGCGCGCGGCATCCGAAACCCATAATGATGTCCGCACCGAATTGGCCGATGCGGATGCGGATATGCTGTCCGAAGAACTGAATGAGAGCCTGCTTCGGTGGATGGTGGAACTCAATCTGCCCGGCGCGGCGCAGCCGATGGTGTGGCGCAAGGCGCCGGAAGAACCTGACCTGCTGGCGGATGCGACGCTGGATGAAAAGCTGTTTAAGTTGGGCTTTGCGCCGACTGAAGCGTTCATCCTGGAACGCTATGGTCCCGGCTATGAGCGGATCGCCGGCCACAAGCCAAGCGAGCCGCCGGAGCCGCCGCCTGAATTTGCCGAAGGCGAAGACCCCGCCACCATTCCGGAAGCGCTGGCGGATCAGCTTGCGCGCCGCGGTGCGCCTGCCCAGGCCGCGATGCTGGCCGCGATCCGTGCCGAGGTTTCGGCGGCGGTGGATTTCGCTGATCTTGAAATGCGCCTGCTGCGCTTATCGGCCGCCATGCCGGTGGGCCGCCTGGTGGAAGAACTGACCCCCGCCTTGATCGTGGGCCACCTGGCCGGGCGCAGCGATGCGCAGGATGAAGCCACGCCGACATGAGCGGCAGCATTGATGCGCTGAACCTGCCGCCGGAAGAAGCCATCCGCTTCTTCCGCGCGAAGGTGAATACGCCGACCCGCGCCTGGGATGATCTGCGCCACGGCGCCCATGCCCGCGCCTGGTCCGTCGCGGGTGTGCAGGCGGATGACATGCTGGCCGATATCCGCCGCGCGATGGATAAGGCCATCGCGCAGGGCACGACGCTGGATCAATTCCGCGCCGATATCGCCCCGCTGTTGGGTGAATTGGGCTGGGCGGATCGCGGGCCTGGCTATGTGGGCTGGCGCACGCGCGTGATCTACGAGACCAACATGCGCACCGCCTATGCCGCCGGGCGGTATGCGCAGATGACGGACCCGGATGTGCTGGCGGCGCGGCCCTTCTGGCGGTATCGCCACAGCGGCAAGCGCGATGCGCGCAAACAGCATAAGGCCTGGGATGGCCTGGTGCTGCGCGCGGATGATCCGTTCTGGCAGACACACTACCCTCCGAACGGTTGGGGCTGTGGCTGTTTCATCCAATCCCTTGGCCCGCGAGACCTGGCGCGCGCTGGCAAGACTGGCCCGGATGAAGCGCCGCCTGCGGGGACCAGGCCTTACCGAGACCCGAACACCGGGGAGATTTCGGCTTTGCCTGCCGGCATTGATCCGGGCTGGGATTATAACGTCGGCGCAAGCTGGACGCAGGGCGTGGTACCGCAACCGCTGGCGGAGCCGCTTCAGCCTTATCGTGGTGGTGGCCTGCGCTCTTCGGGCCAGCGCCCGGGTGATCTGCCCGCCATGCCGCCCGCGCGGCCTTCCAGCGCCACGCCAGCGCCAGCAGGTGGTGATGCGAATGTGGCGATTGACAAATTCCTGGGTGAGTTTGGCGCCACGCGCGACCGCCCCGCCGTGTTCCGTGATGTGTCGGGCTCGCGCGTGGTGATCAGCCGCGATCTGTTCCTGAATGCGGATGGCGAAGTGGTGCGGAATGCGCGGCGGGTGCAGCAGCTGGAGCAGCTGGCCGAAGCGCTCAAAGACCCAGATGAGATTTGGGTGGATTGGGCTGAAACGCCCGATGGCAATCTGCGCTTGCGCCGGCGCTACCTGCGCCGCTTCGCGGGCACGGCGGCGGGCCTGGCCGTGCTGGAATGGACGGATGCTGGCTGGTTCGGCACCGCGCTGCTGCTGGCGCGCGCCACGGCGTATTTGGAAAAACAGCGATCCGGCGCGCTGGTGTATCAGCGGCCACAGGGAGACAACCCATGAAACTGCTCCGCACCCTGCTTCGCCGCTTCGGCTATGCGCTGGTCCCAATCAATGCCGTGGAGTACGTGGATATCCGCATCGCGGTCTGGGCGGCGCAATACAGCTACGCCGCCGAGCGGATGGGCCTGAAGAACGCGGAAGCCGTGGCGAATGATGCTGTCATTCGCGCGCTGGACCCCGCGCAGGCGGAAAGCGACAAGCGCGCCTTCGCGGCCTTGCTCGCGGCGGTAGAGGAGCATTTCTGATCATGACCGGCGTGCGCATCACCATCAACACCGCCGAATTCCGCGACGCCATCCAGGGCCTGGGCGCGCTGATGCGCCGCCCGCAGGCCGCGATGGCAGAAATCGGCGAAGCGCTGATCCTATCCACCCAGGAACGCGCGGCCGCGGAGCAATCGCCGGATGGCGTGGCCTGGCCAAAGCTGCACCCTGGCTATGCGGCGGCGAAGCGTGGCGGTTCCATGCTGCGTGAGACAGGCCGGCTGCTGGGCAGCCTTTCGCGCCGCGCCGATGGCAATCGCGTGGTGGTCGGCACGAATGTGATCTACGCCGCCATCCATCAATTCGGCGGCACCATCCGCCCGAAATCTGGCGGGCGGCTCGCCTTCCGGCTTGGCCGCACGCGGGTCTTCGCGCGCAGCGTCAGCATCCCCGCGCGGCCATGGCTTGGCGTTTCGGATGCGGACCGCGCCGAGATCATGGCGATCTTTCAAGACCACGCGCGGCGTGCAATGCGTGGCGCGTGACGAACCGCATACGGGCGCGCTACAGGCGGGAAGGTGGCCCGCGCGCAGCATCCGGGCGTCACGGTCTTTTGAAGGCGCCTGACCCCGCTCTTAAGGCTCTTATTCGCTCTTAATCGGCACGGGTCGCGGTTGCGCATCACGCGCGCGCGAGGATTGGGGCCGTGCGGACGCCTGTCCGCATAATTTTACAGTGCCAGCACTGCCAGTAAGGCGGTGATGAAGCAGCTCCATATTTTCCGCGCCGGCATCCACCAGCCCATGCAGGGCGGTGCGATTGAATTCCGCGAGGCCGATCTGGCCGCGACCGCCGCTGCCTATGATCCCGCCTTCGGCGAAGCGCCGATTGTGGTGGGCCATCCGAAACTCGATGCCCCTGCCTATGGCTGGGTGCGCGCTTTGCGCGCTGAAGGTGGCGACCTGGTCGCGGAACCGCATCAGGTGGAACCGGCCTTTGCCGAGATGGTGGCTGCGGGCCGCTTCAAGAAAATCAGCGCGTCCTTCTACGCGCCGCAGCATCCATCCAACCCGAAGCCCGGCGCCTTCTATCTGAAGCATGTCGGCTTTCTGGGCGCAGCCGCGCCGGCCGTGAAGGGCCTGCGCGATGTCGCCTTCACGGCTGATGAAGCAGATGTGATCACCCTTGAATTCGCCGCCGATGGCGCTGCTGTCAGCCCGTGGCGCTTTTCGTGGCTGATGGCCGATGTTGGCGGGCTGTTCCGTGGCATCCGCGATTGGATGGTCGCGAAGGAAGGCGTGGAGGCGGCAGAGAAATTGCTGCCCGCGCAAACCGTTCAACGCATGACGGATGAAGCCGCGCGCATGCAGGGCGAAGCCGAAGGCGCCCGCGCCACCGCCATTCCGCCCCCCGCTTTTGCCGAAGACAAGCAACAGGAGACTGTGACAGTGCCGACTGAAAAAACGGATGATGCGGATCGCATCGCTGCGCTTGAAGCGCGCGAACGCGAATTGCAGGCGCGCGAAGCTGCCTTTGCTGAGGCGGATGCCGCGCGGCGCGCTGCTGAGATGGCCGCCTTCACTGAAAAGCTGGTGACCGAAGCGCGCATCCCGCAAGGGGTGGTTCCGCGCATCCTGGCCTTTGCTGCCAGCCTACCCGCCACCGGTGAGGTTTCCTTCACCGAAGGCGATGCCACCGTGAAGGAAGCGCCGCTGGATGCCTTCCGCGCTGTGCTGGCCGCTTTGCCTGCGCGTGTGGAATTCCGTGAATTGGCGCCTGCTGGCCAGGTTGAATTCGCCGCTGATGATCCCGTCGCCATCAAAGATGTCGCCAAGGCCTATCAGGCCGAGCGCGCAGCGGTGGGCCAAAACGTTTCAATGGCCGCCGCCGTCGAACATGTAACCAACAGGAGGTCTGCGTGAGCAACCCGCTTTTGATGAAGGGCTTCACCGCTGGTGGCGCCATCAGCCCTTACCGCATCGTGCGGTTTTCTGCCGCCGATACGGTGGTCCAGGCCGCCGCCGCGACTGAGAGCATGTTCGGGGTCAATACTGACCTGACCATTGTGTCCGGTGAGCGTGTGGAAGTGATGACGCAGGGCATTGCCTGGGTGGAAGCTGGGGCCGCCATTACCATTGGCCTGCTGGTTACCGCTGACAGCTTGGGCCGTGGTGTCGCCGCCGCGCCTGCCGCAGGCGTCAATAACCGCCACATCGGTATCGCGCTGGATGCCGCTGTGGCCGCCGGCGATCAAATTCGCGTCCTGCTGAGCCCCGGCTCGGTCCAGGGCTGATCTGAAGGAACATAGAAATGGCAACCACCGCCTTTCCCGTAAATCCGACCCTGACCGCCATCGCGATCGGCTATCAGAACCGCGATGTTGATCTGATTGCCGATCGCGTATTGCCCCGCGTGGGCCGCGTGGGCAAGAAATTCACCTGGACGCGCTATCCGCTGGCCGATGCCTACACCGTGCCATCCACGCGCGTGGCGCGCCGCGCTGAACCGACCGTGCTGGAATTCGGCGGTGAATTGGTGGCCGATGAGTGCATTGACTACGGCCTGGACGATATTCTGCCGAATGATGAAGTGATCGCTTGGGAAGAAATGCAGAAGCCCGCTTCGGGTGGCCCTGTGTCCCCCATGGCGAAATCTACGTCGCTGCTTTCTGGCCTGCTGATGTTGGACCGGGAAATCCGCGTGGCGGGCCTGGTGTTCAATACCAACACGTATCCGGCGGCTAACCGCACCACGCTTTCCGGCACCAGCCAGTGGTCTGATTTCACCAACTCCAATCCGGTGGATGCCATCCTGGCCGCCCTGGATGTGCCGATCTTCCGCCCGAATGTGCTGACCTTTGGCCAGGCCACCTGGTCTAAGCTGCGCCAGCATCCGCGTATGGTCACCGCCATCCTGGGCAACCAGGTCAATGCCGGTGCGGTCTCGCGCGAACAGGTCGCGGCCTTCTTTGAAGTCGGCCAAGTGATTGTGGGCGCGGGCTTCGTGAACACGGCGCGTAAGGGCCAGGCCGCCACCATGTCCCGCGTTTGGGGTAAGCATGCTGCGGCGCTGTTTATTTCCCAGGATGCCGCTGATGCGGATCAGCCGACCTTTGGCCTGACAGCCGAATTCGGCACGCGGATCGCGGGCACCATGGATGAACCCAAGATGGGCCTGCGCGGTTCTGTCCGGGTGCGCGTCGGCGAAAGCGTCAAGGAAGTGATCACGGCTTCTGCTTCCGGCTACTACTTCGAAAACGCGGTGGCCTGATCATGGCGAAGGACACCCAGAAAATCCGCGCGCTGCGCAACCTTGATGTTGACGGCGTGCGTATTGAAGAAGGCGCGGTGGCTGAAATCCGCCGCGACCTGGTCCCCGAACTCATCGCCCTGGGCGCGGTGGATGATGAGGTCGAGGAAGCGCCGGTGGCTGATGGGGATGAGGCCGCCGGCGCATCTTCCACCGGCAAGCAGCGCGGCGCAGCCAAGGCCAAGGAATAATCTGTGACCGCTTACTGCACCCCGCAGGATTTGATTGACCGCTTCGGCCAGAATGAGGTGGCGCAGCTTGCGCCATCCTTGCTCGGCCAGGTGGATACCGTGCGGGTGCAGCGTGCGTGCAATGACGCGGGCGATCTGGTGGATGGCTATTTGCGCCCGCGCCACACTTTGCCGCTTTCGGCGGTGCCGACCATTTTGGTGAAGCTTTCCGCTGCCATCGCGCGATTTGAATTGCATCTGGGCGGGGACCGCCAGCCGACCGAACAGGTGCGGCAGGACCGGGACCAGGCCATTGCCTTCCTGAAGGATGTTGCCGCCGGCAAGGCCGATTTGGGCATCACCAGCACGGGCGCGGAGCCTGTGGAAGATGCCACTGCGGTGCGCTTCAAGGCAGGCAGCCCAGGCGTGTTTGACGCCGATCTTGGTGCCTATCGCTGGGGTGGCCCGCTATGATCGGCGCCCTGGAAGACGCGATCATCTGCCGCCTGCGCGAAGCCTTCGATAGCCGCCTTAAAGAGGTGGACCATAAGCCCGCCAAGTTTGACGCGGATGAGCTGCTGCGCGTTCTTTCGAACGCCCCCGCCATTTACGTGGCTTTCCTGGGCTTTCAACGCACCGAACGCCCGCCTGGTTCCGTGCGCGCGACCTATGGCGCGTACATGGTCGCGGCGAACGCCAGCGGCGAACGCGCGCGCCGGCGCGGCGATGAAGCCACCATCGGCGCTTATGAAATGGCCGTGCTGGCCGCCGCCACATTGGAACGCTGGGTGCCTGAAGGCGCTGCGGGCCCGATTGAGGTGCAAAGCTGCGAAAACCTTTACGCCACTGCCTTCGAAAAAGCAGGCCGCACGGTCTATGGCTTGGTCTGCGATGTGCCGGTGCAAATCCAGGATGATTGGTCCCAGCCGACAACGCTGGATAACTTCATCACCTTCCATGCGGATCAAGACATTCCGCCCTTCGGCAACGTGAGTAAGCCCCCACCCGCCCCGACATCCGGTGCCGATCGCGCCGATGCGGTGGTGCTCGTCACCCTTCCCACAAATTGAGGCGCCCGATGTTTGTGAAGCCCGCCCATCCTGACCTTCTGGTCGCCAATCCTGAAGCTCTGCCGCCCATGCCGCGCCACCTGCCGGCTGAAGGTGCGGAGGTGCCGGATACCCAGTATTGGCGCCGCCGCATCGCGGATGGCGATGTGACGCTGGCGCCCGCGCCAGAACCGCAAACGAAGCGCAGCAGCGCGCAAAAGGAGTAACCGATGTCCGGTTCCATCAGTTTCAACAACATTCCGAATAGCATCCGCGTACCCGGCAGCTATGTTGAATTTGACAATTCGCGCGCTTTACGTGGCCTGAATGATTGGCCCGCGCGCGTGCTGATCATGGGCCAGCGCCTGACCACGGGCACCATTGCCCAGGGCGTGCCGATCCGCGTGACGGATGCGGCGCAGGCGCGCACTTATTTTGGCCGGGGCGGCAATCTGGCGCATATGTTCGAAGCCTGGTTCCAGAACCTGTCCCTGGTTGAAGTCTGGGGCATCGCCATGGATGATGTGGGCGCGGGCGTTGCCGCCAGCTGCACCATCACGGTCGCCGGCCCTTCCACTGCTGCGGGCGTGATTGCGCTGATGATCGGCGGGCGGCGGCTTGAAGTTTCGGTCGCATCCGGCACGGCGGCCACGGCCATCGCCACCGCGATCAATGCCGCGATCAACGCCGCGCTTGATCTGCCGGTGACCAGCACGGTCACCACCGCCACGGTGACGCTGGCCGCGCGCCACAAGGGCGAAATCGGCAATGCGATTGATGTGCGCCATTCCTTCCTGGCGACGGATGTGCTGCCGCCAGGCACGGGCCTGACGATCACCGCCATGGCAGGCGGCACTCAGAACCCGGTGGTCACCACGGCTTTGGATGCGGTGGCAGAGACCTGGTTCACGGATTTTGTCACGCCCTGGACCGATGCCACCAATATGGCCGCGCTTGAAGCGCGCATGGCCACCAATTGGGGGCCGCTGGTGCAGCGCGATGGGCATGGCTGGGCTGGGCTTTCCGGCGCGCATGGTACGCTGACGACCTATGGCACGGGCCGCAATTCGCCGAATGTCAGCATCATCGGCATGCGTGGTTCGCCCACGCCGCCCTGGGAATGGGCCGCGCAGCTTGCCAGCATCTGCGTCCCCGCGCTGGCGATTGACCCGGCGCGCCCGGTGCAAACCCTGCAATTGCCGACGGTGGTCGCGCCTTTGGTCAGCAACCGCTTTACTTTTGTGGAACGCGACCTGCTGCTGCGCGATGGCATCAGCACCTTCCGGGTGAATGACGCCGGCCAGGTGTTCGTGGAACGCGTTATCAGCACTTATCAGACAGCGCCTTCCGGTGCGGAGGACATCAGTTATTTGGATATCGAGACGGTGAAGACCCTGTCTTATATCCGCTACGATCTGCGGACCATGATTGCGGTACGCTTCCCGCGCCATAAGCTTGCCAATGACGGCACGGCCTTCGCGCGCGGGCAGAATGTGGTGACGCCGGGGACGCTCAGGGCGGAAATCATCGCGCGCTTCAAGCAATGGGAAGAAGCGGGCCTGGTGGAAGGCGTGGATCAATTCAAGCAGGACATCATCGTGGTGAGGTCCGCGAGTGACCCGAACCGTGTGGATGCTTTGCTGCCACCTGACCTGGTGAACCAATTCCGCGTGCTTGCCGCGCAAATCGAATTCCTGCTGTAATTTGAGGAGAACGGGACATGCCGCAATTCCTGGGCCGCGCGACCATTCGCGCCAATGGGCAGGTGATCGAAACCGCCAAGGGTGCCAGCCTGGATGTGGGTGGCACAAAGCGCAACCCCGTCACGGTGGGCCGCGTGGTTGGCTGGTCCGAAGAAACCATGCCCGCCATGGTCGAATGCGAAACCAGCCTGCGCAGCGGGCAATCCATCGAAACCTTCCGCAGGATGGCGGGGGTGACGGTGATTTTCCAGTGCGACACCGGCCAGCAATTCGTGATCAACGACGCGTTCCTGACGGATACGCCGACGATGAAGGATGGCGAAGGCGGGAACATCACCCTGAAATTTTCCGGTCCGGCTGCTGAGGAAGTGCTGTGATGCGCGCCACCATTCAGATCACGCTAAAGGAACCGATTGTGTTGCGGAATGCGGAAACCGGGGCCGAGGTGCATCGCATCGCCACCCTGGAATTCCGTGAACCGCGCGCGGGCGATATGGCAGCGGCCATGGATGCGGGCGGCGCTGGTGGCAATGGTTCCATGATGCTGGCCCTTGCCGCGCGCTGCTGCGGCCTGACGCGCGCGCAGGTGGAAGATTTGAGCGTGGAGGATTTCTTCGCGCTGTCGGAAGTCGCCTCCGGTTTTTTGCAGCCTGGCCAGCAGACTGGCCCGAATGCTGCGAAATTGTCTGGGGCACCTTCGGGCTTGCTGCCGGATGGCAGCGGTGGAGTGCCGCCGAGCTTCGGTTCCTGACGCAACGCGCGGTGGAATGGAACCGCCGCATGGCCGCGAGGTAGTCACATAAATGTCGGGTTCCCTCCGACTATCCATCCTGATCGAGGCGATTGACCGCGCATCGCAGCCCTTGGCGGCCTTGCAGGCGCGGCTTGGTGGCATTGCGGCGGGCATGCTGGCGGTGGGCCAGGCGGCGCAGCGGCTTTCGAATGTCAGTGGTGCCAGTTTGCTGGCCGGCGCGCTGGGCAATGTGGCAGGGCGCGCGCGGGATGCGGCGGGGGCGGTTGCGGGGCTATCGGCTAAGCTGGCGATTGGCGCGGCGGGTGGCGCGTTTCTGTTCAATAAGCAATTCGTGCGTGGCGCGGCGGATTTTCAGCGGTATCGAAGCACCCTGGAAGTGGTGATGGGCAGTGCGGAAGCCGCCCAGAAGCGCTTGGATGAGCTATCCAGGTTTGCGACAAGAACGCCCTTCAGCTTGCCGGAAGTTGTCAGTGCGGGTGTCGCGCTGGAGACCTTTGGCGTGCGCGGCGCGGCTGCCGATAGAGCGCTTCAGGGTGCAGGTAACGCAGCATACGCATTTAGAACTAGCCTTGATCAGGCCATTACCGCGATGTCGGCAGCTGGCCGTGGTGAGTTGGACCCAATTGAACGCTTCGGCATCCAGGCGCGCACCGAAGGCCGCGCCATTGTGATGCAGTGGGAGCAAGACGGTAAGCAGATGCGCGCGACGATTGATAAGAACAATCGCGCGGGCATCATGGCAACCGTGGCGCGCGCATGGAATGGCATGGCGCCTGGTGCCATGGAAAAGGCCATGGATCAGTGGGATGGCCTGCTTTCGAACGTGAAAGACGCTTGGTCCAGTTTCACGCGCGCGATTGCTGAAGCTGGTCCTTTCCAGTTTCTTGAGCAGCAATTGAGGGACATCCTGGCTTGGGTGGAGCGCCTAAAGGAAGATGGCCGCCTGGACCAATGGGCGCAGCAGATCGGCGCCGGCATCACGCGGGCCTTTGAAGCGGTGCGCCAATTCGTGGTCGGCACGGAAGAAACGCCGGGTGCCTTTGAGCGCCTGTCCAATATCTTTGAACGAGTTTCGCGCGTTTTGCAGCCGGTGGTGGATCGCTTTGGTGGCCTTGAAACCTTTCTGGGTGGTGTGGCGCTCGTCCTGGCCGGAGGGCTGCTCGGCAATCTGGTTTCTCTCGCAACTGCCATGACGACCCTTTCAGTCGCGCTGCTGTTGACCCCGGTGGGCTGGTTCGTCGCCGCTGCGGCCTTTTTCACTGCCCTTGGTGTTCTGGTCTACCAGAATTGGGACCAGGTCGTCGCAGTGTGGAACAAGATCGGCGACGCCTTCCGTGGCTTCTTCAATTCCGAACAGATGCAGGAAGCGCAGCGCATCATGGGTGGCTTGGCGGATTTCATCACGGAACGCTGGAATGGGGTTGGGCAGGTTTTCACCAACATCGGCGGCACCATTCAAAAGGTGTTTCAAGATGTCCTGAACTACTTCCAGCCCGTGCGGGATGCGCTGACTTGGGTCACGGACCGCCTGGGTTTCGGCGGCGGCAGCAGCGCCCCCGCCGCGCCCTCACCGCGCGATGCGGGCCGGGGCAATGGCCTGCGGCGCCAATCCATCTATGGCGACAATGCCCTGCCGGATGGCGCGGGCGGCGGCGTGATGCCTCCGGCCAATGATGTCCGCGTGCAGGCGGGCCTGGATGTGCAGATCCGCGCGCCGGAAGGCTTTGGCGTTTCTGTCACGCAGCGCGGCGCGGATGAAGGCATGGCGCTGAATGTGCGGCGCGGGATGCTGGCCACGCCATGAGTGAAGCGCTCACCAGCCTCGCCAGCTTTTCCACGGCCCTGCCATGGGTTGGCGCCAATCTGCGGCCTGGTGCTTTGCGTGGCCTGCTGTTTTACGTGCAGCGTTCAGAAGACACGTCCACCCGCCGCTGGGTGACGCATGAATTCCCGGGCCGGGATGAACCCTGGCACGAAGACCTTGGCGCCAAGACGCGCAGCTTTTCCATTGAAGGGCTGCTGATCGGCGCCGATGTTGTGTTGCAGGCACGCGCCTTTGCCCGCGCTGCGGCGGACCCGGAAGTGGCCACGCTGCTTCACCCGTGGCTGGGCGCCATGCAGGTGGTGGTGCTGGATTGCCGCATTTCCACTGATGTGAATGAAGCCCGCGTGGCGCGGATTTCGCTGCGGGTGGAAAAGGCCGGCACCAAGCCCGCGCCGGTGATTGAAGAAGACGGGCTTGGCAGTGTTCTGGCCGATGCGGAAGAAGTGCTGACCGCCGCCCAGGCAGCCTATGCCGAATACCGCTACATGCGCGCCGCAGCGGATTTTGTGATTGATAGCTTCAAGGCCAGCGTGATGGGCATTGCGGGCGCCATTGAAGGTGCGCTGTCCAGCGTGGGCCAGGGTGGGGCGACGGCTGGTAGTGTCGCGGCGCTATCCACGCTTTCTGATGCCGACCTAGTTTCGGATGTAGCGGTGCCGCTGGCGCTGGCCGCTGCGGCGCGTGATGTCTCAGCCCTTGCAGGTGGGCGCGCGGCGCTGACCCGGGGCGCGGATGCGGCGCCCGTGCCTGCCTTTGAAGCGCTTGGCGCACTCACCACCCAGGAATTGGTCCCGGCGCCCACAGCGCCCGCCACAACGCCCGCGCGCGAGCAATTGGTGACGGCGAATGAAGCTTTGGGTGTGATGGCGGCGACGATGTTCGCTGGTGAATTCGCCCGCGCGGCCGCTGCTGTACCCTGGGCTTCGCGCGATGATGCCATGGCAGCGCGCGACCGCGTATCGGACGCTCTGGCGTCAGTGGCTGATCTTGTGGCGGCGCTGGGCTGGGATGCTGTTTGGCAAAGCCTGATGGCGCTGCGCGCTTCCATGGCGGCGGATTTGGCGCAGCGCGCCGCACCGCTGCCGCGCATCAAGCGCCTTGAATTGCCAGTTGTGATGCCCGCGACGGTGATCGCGTATCAATTGGATGGCGACAGCCTTTCCGATGTCTTTGGCCGTGGCGCTGCCTTGGTCGCGCGCAACCGCGTGCGCCATCCGGGCTTCGTGCCTGCCGGCAGCCCGATTGAGGTGCTGGCATGAGCGCCGCCATTGCTGCCGACGTGGCGCTGATTGTCGGCGGCCTGATTTATCGCGGCTGGCGGAGCATGAAGTGCAGCCTGGGGCTTGATGCGGCGGCGGCGGAAATCTCCATCGAATTGGCCGAACGCTGGGCGGGTGCGGAAGACGCCGCGCAGATTGCGCGCAGCATTCGGCCTGGTGCGGAATTCGCCCTGACGCTTGAAGGCGAAGAAGTCGTGAAGGGCTATCTGGATACGCTGGAAGTCAGCTACGACGCCACGAACCACACGCTCACGGTGCGCGGCCGCGAACTTACCGCGGACCTGGTTGATTGCGCGGCGACGGTGGATGGGCCTTACGAATGGTCAAATATCGGCCTGGAAGAAGCCGCGCGCCGCATCGCTGAGCCTTATGGCATCACGGTGCGGGCGGAAGCGGACCTTGGCAAACCTTTCTCGCGCTTTTCCATCCAGCCAGGCGAAGCGGCGTGGGAGGCGATTGCCCGCGCCGCGCGGGAACGCGCCGTGATCGCGACGGGGGATGGCCTGGGCACGCTGATCCTGACGCGTGCGGGTGAAGGTGGTGAAGCCGCCGGTGCGCTGCGCCTGGGCGGCAAGGATGGCAATATCCTGCGCGCCAATGGCAGCTTTGAAGCCGCTGAACGCCACAACCTGGTGGTGGTGCGTGGCCAGGCGCAGGGCGAAACCTCAGCCAGCCAGGGCGAAGCGCGCGCGCGGGATGAAGACATTCTGCGCCACCGCCCAAAGGTGATCTTGGCCGAAGCGCAGGGCGAAGGGGTGACGTTCCAGGACCGGGCGACCCATGAAGTGCGGGTGGCGGCCGGAAAATCCAAGCGCGTGCGCTACACCGTGCCGGGCTGGCGCGGAAGCTCCGGCAATCTGTGGATGCCGAATACCCGGGTTTGGGTGGAAGATGCTTTCCTGGAATTGGAACGCGAATTGCTGATTTCCAATGTGGTGTTCAGCCTGACGGATCAGGGCACCGTCACGGAATTGCAGGTGGCGCCCGTGGATGCTTACGCGCTGCTGCCTGAGAAAGGCCAGAATGCTGATGCGGGTGGCGGGGAACGCAAAGGCGGCGGGCCTTTCGATACCATCATCGAAACCCGCGCGGATGAAAAAGACCGCTGGAAGCGGGTGAACGAATGAACATGGACGATATGAAGCGCTTCATGGCGCCGCTGCAACGCCGCGTGATGCTGGCGATTGGCCGTGGCACGCTGGGTCCGGTGAATGACGCCGATGGCTTGCAACGCAGCCAGGTGACGCTGCTGGCCGGCGAAACGCGCGACAATGTGGAACGCATCCAACCGTATGGCTTAAGTGCTGTGCCCATGGCAGGCGCCGATGTCCTGGTGGTGTGCGTGGGCGGCAACCGCGATCATCCTGTGATCATTGGCGTGGATGACAGGCGCCACCGCCCGACAGGCATGCAACCCGGCGATGTCTGCATCTATTCGCACCAGACCGGCCACAAGATCACGTTGAAGGCGGATCGCACCATCGAAATTGAGGGTGATGAAATAACGATCAAAGCCGACACTAAGATCACCCTTCAAGCGCCTTTGGTGGAAGTGACCAATGCCTTGGATGTGCTGGGCGATATCCGCGACAACGCGGCTTCCGGTGGCATGTCCATGAATGGGATGCGCGCGGATTACAATAGCCACACCCATGCCGGGGGCGCGGGGCCTAGCCCGCTTATGCAGCCATGATTGCGCTTTCCTGGAATGATGGGGTGGGCGCCGCTGATCTGGCGCTGAATGCCTCCGGCGCGCTGGCGGGCGATGACGGGCTGCAAACCGCCGTTCTGCTGTCGCTATTCCTGGACGCGCGGGCGCGGCCTGATGACGGCGCCGAAGGCCACCGGCGCGGCTGGGTGGGGGATGCCTTCACCCCGGAAGACCGCGTGGGCTCACGGCTTTGGCTGCTTAAGCGCGAAAAGCACACGGAAGAAACCCGCCGCCGTGCTGAGGATTACGCGACTGAGGCTTTGGCCTGGCTGGTGGAAGCGAAGCTGGCCACCAGCGTTTCCGTCACCGCCGCCTGGGTGGCGCGCGGGGTGTTGGGGCTTTCTGTGAGCATCGCGACCCCGGGCGATATCGCGACCAGCCAATATACCATGAGGCTCTGACCATGCCCTTTGCCCGCCCTTCACCCGCAAATATCCGAGACCGCATGGGCGCCGAAATCGCGGTGGCGCTGCCTGGCGCTGATGCGCGGCTGCGGCGTTCCATGGAAGAAGTGCTGGTGCGGTCCATCGCCATCGCCAGCCACGAATTGCACGGCTACATCGAATGGGCATCGGCGCAAATCCTGCCGGATACCGCAGAAGATGAAGTGCTGGCGCGCCACGCGGCGATTTGGGGCCTGACGCGCATCGCCGCGACGGCCGCGATCGGCGCGGTGACCTTCACCGGCACGGCGGGCGCGGTTGTGCCGGCGGGCGCTGAGCTGCGGCGCGGCGATGATGCGCGGTTTCTGCTGGCTGCTGATGTGACGATTGGCGGGGGTGGCACTGGCACGGGCAATGTGACCGCGCGCGTGGCGGGTGCGGCAGGCAATGCCCAAGCCGGTGTGGCGCTGCAATTGGTGGCGCCGGTTGCTGGCGTGCAGCCCAGCGCCGTGGTGGCCGCTGGCGGGCTTGCGGCGGGCGTGGATGCGGAAACGGATGCGAGCCTGCGCGCGCGGCTACTGCAACGCATCCAGACACCGCCTGCCGGTGGCGCTGCCGCCGATTATGTGACCTGGGCGCTGGCCGTGGCGGGTGTGGAAAAGGTCTGGGTTTATCCCTTGTGGCTTGGCGCGGGCACGGTGGGTGTGGCCTTTGTCACCACCGGCGGCGCGATCCCTGGCGGGCCTTTGGTGGCGGCGGTGCAGGCTGCGCTTGATCTGCGCCGCCCTGTGACCGCTGCGGTGACGGTGTTTGCGCCCGCGACGCAGGCTGTGGCGCTGACGATTGACCTGGCTGTTGATACGGCTGCGATCCGCGCCGCGGTGCTGGCTGAACTGACCGATTTCTTCGTGCGGGAAGCGGAACCGGGCGGCGTGATCCGTGTATCGCGCATGTCGGCCGCCATCAGCGGCGCGCTGGGGGAAGTGGCGCATCTGCTGGTGGCACCCACCGCCGATATCGCCCTGCCTGCCGGCACCATTGCGGTGCTTGGCACTGTTACCTGGGCCTGATCCATGGATGCCAGCGCCTATCTTTCGCAACTGATCGGGCTGCTGCCGCCGGGTGATGCGCTGGCGCGGGAGCCTGGCTCACGCCTGGAACAACTGCTTTCCGTGCCGGCGGCGGAATTGGCGCGGGTAGATGGCCGGGTGGAAGCGCTGCTGCTGGAAAGTGACCCGGCACGCACCATGGAAATGCTGGCGGATTGGGAACGCGCGCTGGGCCTGCCCGATGAATGCTACCCCAATGAAAGCTTCAGCCGTGCATCGCGCGCCTGGTACTTCGATGGCGCGGGCGTGCTGCGCGAAGCGGCGGTGGATGAGCCGCGTTATTTATATGATGGGCTGGGCCAGCGGACGGAAGCGGTGCTGGTGGAAGCGGCGGCGACGAATGCCTTTACCAATCCGGCGCTACTTGGTGCGGTGGCGGGTAACCCCGGCACGTTGCCCGGGAACGTGGACACAGCATTTTTGGGCGGGCTGTCACGTGAAATTATGGGCAGCGGCATACAAGGTGGCATTCCATACCTTGATCTGCGGTTTTTCGGCACAGCGACTTCAGGTTCGTTTTCACGCGTCCGTTTGGGCAACGCACTTCTTGGTCTTGACATCTCGAACAACGCGCAAAGCAGTTTCAGCGCGTTTATCTGCTTGGTAAGTGGTAGTCTTTCACAGATTTCGGGGTGCCGCATTGGCATCCAGGGTAGGAATGCCGCTGGTAGCGTTGTTGCCGGGCAAAATGGCCTGCTGAATTTTACGCCGAACGCCGCGCCGCTGCCGGATCAATTGACCTTCGTCACCTGGACGCCGACTGACCTGAATGTGGTTTATGGCGAATGGTTTTTGGACATTCTGCGCGGTGGTACAGCCACAGTGGATGTCACGCTGCGGATTGGCGCGCCGCAGCATGAGTTGGGGCCGGTGGCCACATCGCGGATTTTCCCGGCTGTGGGCACGCAAGCCGCCAGCACCCGCGCCGCGGATAACCTGTTCATCGCGACCGTGGAAGAGCGCCGAGCGCGTATTCTGGCGCGGCTGATCGAACGCTTTGAACCCACACCCATCGCCATCATCGGCCTGGCGGCGCAACTGGGCGATACCGTCACGCTGAACGAATTCCGCCCGCATGATTGCGAAGACAGCGCAGAACAACCGCTGCTGGATGACGCCTGGGCACATGCCTTCCAGGTGTCTGGCGGAGCGCTGCGGGTGGTGGAATTCACTTGCCTTGATGGCTGCGAAACGCCGCTTAGCCAATTCCGAACCGGCGCTTATGAATGCGCGATCCGGCGCTTCGCGCCCGCGCATACCGTCCCGATTTTCACCTATGCGTAAAGGAACCGCAGATGCAGCGCGTTAACCGATCTTCCGCCGTAGTGACCCTGCCAGCGGCGCCGGCAGGCGGCACACCTGGTTATTTTACCGGGGGGAATCCGGGCGCTGGCCAGCCCGCCACGGTGCCTGGGTATGAATGGTTCAATGGCGTCCAGGAAGAATTGCTGGCCGTGATCCTGCGCGGCGGCATCACCGCTTCCAATGCTGATCTGGCGCAGGTGCGGAAATCGCTGGATCGGCTGTTTGGTGGTGGGGTGGCCACATATTCCGCGAACGCCACGCTCACGGCCGACGATGCCGGTCTGGTTCTGGTCAACGCCGGCAGCGGCGCTGTCACCCTCACGCTGCCCGCGGCGGCGGCGGTGAATGGGCGGCCGCTTCGTCTCCTGCTCGTGCGGAGCGACGCCACAACGAACACCGTGACGATACAGCGCGCGGGCTCGGACCTGATCGACGGCGCGGTCAGCCTGCTGCTGCCCACCCGTGCGCGGATGATGCTGGTGTCCGACGGCGTGTCCTCCTGGTTCTGGCTGGATGACGCCGGCCTGCCCGTTGGTGCGGTGTTCTACATCGCCGCCACCACCGCGCCGCCGAACGCGATTAAGGGCAATGGCGCGCTGCTGTCGCGCACCGCGTTCGCGCGGCTCTGGGCGCATGCGCAGGCGTCGGGGAACCTGGTGTCGGATGCGACGTGGCTCGCTGGCGGCGGCCCGACCATGGCTTACAGCACGGGCGACGGCAGCACGACATTCCGGGTTCCGGACCTGCGCGGGGACTTCATCCGCGGCTGGGACGATGGCCGCGGGGTAGATGCGGGCCGCGCGATTGGTAGCTGGCAGGCCGATGAAATTCGGTCGCACACCCACGGCCAGGTCACCAACGCGTTCTGGGTGGACGGGCCGGGCCTGTTTGCGGTGACCGCGGGCGGCAGCACGCTCAACATGAACCGTCAGAGCGCGACGAATGCGATGGGCGGCACCGAGACCCGGCCGCGCAACGGCGCGCTGCTCGGCTGCATCAGGTTCTGAGGAGACACTAAATGGACATCTGGCATTACCATCCATCCAGCGGCGCGCTGCTCGGCCAGGGCTCGGCTGATCCGTCGCCTGCCGAGCCCGAAGCCTGGCTCATCCCCGCTTTCGCCACAGCCGAGGCGCCACCGACGCCGGCGGAGGGGCAGGAGGTGATGTGGCAAGCTGGCGAGTGGCTGCTGCGCGATGTGCCGCCGCCTGCCGAGCCCGAACCAGACCCAGAACCGCCGCCGCCCCTCATGGATGTGAGCTTCTGGCAATTCATGATGGCAGCCTGGAAGCTGGAATTTATCAGCCATGAAGAAGCGCTGGCCGCCGTGCGCCAGCGCATCATGCCGCCTGCCTTTGCGCTGGCGCTTTCTGGCCTGCCGGAAGAACAAAGGATGGAAGCGGAACTGAAATTCGCGGGTATCACGCGCATGCTGCGGTCTGATCCGCTGTTCGCCCTGGTGGTAGGTGCCGAAATCGCCACCGACGAACAGATTGATGGCGTTTTTGCCGTGGCGGGCGGCATCGCATGATCGGCAAGCTTCGCCTGATTTTGAAAGAACTGGCGCAGCCCAGCGCGCAGAAGGCGGATTGGTTCGCTTGGGCGGCGGCGCAATTGGCACACGCCATGATCGGCGCTGTGTGGGCGGGGTTGCTGTGCTTCCTGCTGCCGGGCGCCTGGGCCTTCGCCATCGTGGCGGTGGGCTATGCGTTGCTTAAAGAACTGCCGGATTACCTGCGCGCCCCTGGTTGGGCGGCGGCGCGGGATTGCTTGCAGGATGCGGCGTTTGTTGCCGCCGGTGCCGCGCTGGCGGTCGCCATCGGCGCTGTTGATGCGCGGCTGTTTAGCTGGGTGCTGGCCGCGGCGCTGACCGGCCTTGGTCTTGGCATCTGGGCCAGGTTGCCAGCGAAAATGGGTGAGCAATGACGATCACAGGCGGCGGGTTCGCATCGGGCGGACCGGCCACAACAACCAAAGGGACAGTTTGACATGGCTTTTCAATTCGACGTAGCGACGCGGAACGCAACCCTGGATGCGATGGAGACGCACATCGGGGTGTCGCCGACGCTTGAAATCAGGAGCGGCGCGGTACCCGCCAATGCGGCAGCCGCAGACAGCGGCACGGTCCTGGCGACAATCAACCTGCCTGCTGACTGGGCGGCGGCGGCGGCTAGCGGTGCAAAGACATTTCTCGGCACTTGGCAGGATGCAGCAGCAGATGCGGGCGGCGTCGCGGGTCATTTCCGCATCAAGGCGGCGGGTACGTGCAAGGTACAGGGCATCGTCTCGATGGCTTGGCAGGCGTCGAAGGCGGTTGTGGTGGGTGAGTACGCTCACAATGGCGGGAGCGTTTACCGCTGCACCACAGCGGGCACCACTGCTGGCTCGGGTGGGCCGAGTGGGGTCGGTGCATCCATTTCAGACGGCTCGGCGGTTTGGGCTTTTATTCAGGTGGGCACCGACATGACCTTCGATAATAATTCTATCGGTGTGAACCAGCAGGTGAACATCACGGCCTTCACGATTACCGCGGGCGGCGCGTGATGTGCTGGTCCCTTTGGCGCGTAAAGCGGGCTGATGGGGGTGTGAAATGACCTTACTGAGCGAGCGCCTGCAACAGCCTGACATGACGGCGCTTTCCGATGCGCAAGCGGCGAATGCGCTGAATGCGCCGGATGCGACGCTGCCCGCCGTTCCGGTCGAATTTTCCTGCCGGGCGATCGCAGAGCCCGCCGTGCTGAGCGGCGAGCTTGCGATGCTGCGTATTGTCGCGAGGCTCGGCCATTTCCCGGCAGATGTCGCGCCGGGCAATCAAAGCATTCCCATTCCAACGCCGGGTTTGATCGCGATTGGAACAATGCTGGACGCCGTGGACCGTGATCTGCGCGTTGACCTAAACGCCCCTGGCGCGGCGGGCCAGGTGATGGCCCTGCTTGGGGCGTTGGAAGACATGGGGTTGCTTTTGCCCGCGACCAAAGCCGCAATCTTGGCGGGCACTGTGAAAATTCCATCCTGGGCAGAATCAAACGGCATTGAGGTGACAGCGCGAAGCGTTGGCCTTGAGAGAGGAAGTGTATAAAATGGCCGTCGCAAAATGGGCAACGCCCGGTTCAAGGTCATCCAACCTTGCTGGCACCACGTTCAACTCGCTGGCAAACGGCACTGCCGGCGCGGCGATCAGCTACGATAACAGCAGCAACCGCGACCTGTACGCGGCGGTCACTGTTAAACTTGGGTCTTTGACCCCGACAGCGGGCGGGTCAATCACGTTGCGGGTTTACGCTGGCGACGGGACCGACACGCCGGACCTTAATAGTGGACCATTTGACAGCTACACTGTGCCACTTACGACAACCGCAGTCGCAAAGGTTGTAACCTTCCCGATGGTCCGTCTGTATCCCTTCCCGCTTACCTTTCAAGTCGTCAACAACGCAGGCGTCTCGACACCGGCGAGCGGGAATGAGCTTTACGTCCGTCCCTTCAACGAGGATGTGACCTAATATGCCGCGCGGGGTTTCGCCGGTCGACGAGGCGCGCTTGCAGGGGCGGCTTTGGTCGCCGAACGTATTCCGCCTTGCCGCGTGGTACGACGCCGCCGATTTGTCCACCATTACGACGGTGAGCGGCGGCGTCTCGGACTGGCGAGACAAAAGCGGTAACGGACGAAACCTGACCGCGATTGGCGCCGGCCCGAGACCGATTTATACCGCAAACGGGTTCAACAATCGGCCTGCGATAAATTATGGAACCGACGGCACCACCTTGAACAGTGGAATGTCCTGGACTGGCACAGCATTCAACCCGGTGAGGGCTTTTGGCGTTGCGCATTGGGAAGGGCCAAATCCTTTTACAGCCTATAGTGCGCTGATGTCATACCCTTATGCCGGCATCGATGACCTTGTCCTCGCAGAGGCTCCGAACGGTTGGTTTGCAGCGCGTCAGGTGTTTCTGAATGGCAATGATCCGATTGCGACTCCGTTGCCCACGATTTCGACGCCATTTCTGTGGGTCGACGGCGTCGCACCGGTCGGCAGTAAAACCACTCTTTGGATTGGAAGTGACCGAGGCGCTGGAGGTCGGGCTTGGCGAGGAAAAATCGCAGAGGTGGTGATTACACTTTTCGCGCCAAGCTTGCGAGATCGCAGAACCATTGAAGGATACCTTGCGTGGAAGTGGGGCCTTAATGCCAACCTTCCCGCCAACCATCCCTTCCGCAACCGCCCGCCCCTGATCGGAGCCTGACATGCTGCGTATTCGCGCGCCTGCGCTGGGTGCGGTGGCGGGCGGTGGTGGTGGTGGGATTTCTGGGGCCGCTTCCGGTAGCCTGCCCTTCACTGGCTCCGCTACGGGCGCGGTCGCGCTTGCCGCGACGGGTTCCGGCAGTTTGCCGATTACAGGTGGCGCGACAGGCGTTTTGGGCAACGCACCCATCATGGGTGGTGCCAGCGGTATGCTG